GTACCATTCAAGTTATTCTTTAGTGGCACTGGATTTCATTTCAATATACCCTCTGATGCATTTAGATGGAAACCAGATCAAAATCTACATTTAAAAGTAAAAGATGCACTAACTGCTGCTGGGATATTCAAATATGCCGATCCAGCAGTGACTGATAAAATTAGGCTCATAAGGGTACCTAACACAAAGAATAGTAAGTCAGGGCTATATAAGGTCCAAATAGAAGCAAAGTGGCTAGAACTGCCTGATTTAGAGCTTAAAATAAAAGAACACGCAAAACACCCTAAAGATATAGATGATGTTGAAATGGAGTGTAATCCAGTATTTGATGCCCTAACAAGGGAGAAGAATAAGATTGAAAGTACTCCAGAATTTATATCTCAAGGACGTAATCCTGATCCAGTTAACTACCCGTGCATTAGTAGTATGTTAAACTCTATACCTATGGGTAGAAGACATAGTGTAGCATTAAGATTAGCTGCATGGTTCAGATGGTTATATCCAGAAGATACCGTAAGGTTAATTATGGAAAAATGGAGAAGACAAGTTGATAATAATCAATCTAAATTCACGAGCAAAGAGATGGAGAGCATTGTTAATAACTGTTATGATGGACATGGAGGACAGGGATATAGGTATGGATGTACTGATCCTATAATGGATGAGTATTGCAAAAATACTTGCAGATTGTACAAATCAAAGAAAAGTCAAAGCGTTATGGATTCAGCAGCAATGGAAGTACATCTAATAGACTTCTTAAGATCTGATGCTAAACCTATTAACTTGGGCGATGTATATGCTGGACAAGACTTTCCTATATATCCAGGTGAAGTTGTAATTATACAAGCACCACCTAAAAGTATGAAGACTATGATACTGCAAAATTGGATGAATGCATTTAAGAAACCTACTTACTTTATTGAAATGGAGATGTCTCCAAGACAGATATGGTCTAGGTTTGTTATGATAGAGATGAAATGGAATGAAGAACAATTAAGAGACCACTATCAACAAATGCAAAACGGTATGGATAAAAGATTCAAGTGGCTAACAGTAGATTATTCTACTCCGTACGCCCATGAGTTAGAGAAAAGAATATCTATGCTACCAATTAAGCCAGAGATAGTAGTAGTAGATCATATGGGTCTCTTTAGATCTAATCAGAGAGATTCTAACATGAAGATAGAAGAAGCATCTCAAGCTATGATGGAAATTGCAGTAAAACACAATGTGATAGTCTTTGCAGTAAGCGAAATAACTAAGCAAGCATTCCATGAAGGCATGAATATAGCATCTTCTAAAGGTTCATTTAGAACAGCATACAATACTAATAAGTTATTATCAGTTAATCCTCAAAAGAGTTTATCTAGTGGATTAATAGAACGTATTAATATAAAATGTGAAGCTAATAGAGAACGAGAGAATATTAATGTTAACCTAAAAGTAGATAATACAAGGATATATTACGATGAAAACAGTACAATTTAATGCATATTTTGACTATATGCTAGGTCAGATAAAAGAAACTAGAGATAGTGGCCAAAAAGAATATGCACATGACGAAGATAATGTCTTTGCAAACTTTGATAGAGTAGCTAACTGCTTGAATATATCTAGAGAAAAAGCTTTAATGGTATATATGCTTAAGCATATTGATGGTATAAGTTCATATATTCAAGGGCACCATTCACAAAGAGAAGATGTATCAGGTAGGATAACAGATGCGATAGTGTATCTATTCTTACTCTGGGCCATGATTGATGGTGATAAACAGCTAGATGCTATTAAGGAACCTATTAAAGTAGAGAGTATGCTATAATGGGACTTAAAGACGCAATACTACAAAAGGTTTTAAAAGTTGTTGATGATACTATAGGCAAAAAATTCAAAATAATAGACCAATTAACGGATCTATTCCAAGGCCAAGAGGGTAGAATCAACAAGCTTGAAGACAAAGTCAAACAAATGGAGAGAGATTATGAGAATCAACATGAAAAAGAAAGTTGCAGAGATCTTGACACTAAAACCAAAAGCAAGAGATAATGATTTCTACCTAATGTATTGGATGTGGAAAGATGAATTTCATGCATTAAATAGTAAGAATAATATTTCTCTTGACTTTGATAGGGCTAATATAGTTAAAAAAAGATCTAGGATATAAGGGGTTTGCACAATGAGAGATATAGAGGTTCATGAGGCCATGAACAATTTAAATCCCTGTTCAAGTAAATTGGGCAGGGATAGAGACTTCAAAGATGCAATGAATGCCTTTGTAAAGTGGACAGACAATGAAATACAAGCACTTAAAGAAAGAATAAAGGAGTTAGAATGTCGATTGGACAATATAAAATAAAAGATGAAAAGAAATTGTATGAAGAAATAATGAATAAATACAATAAAATGAGTGATAAAACATTGAAAAGAGTCGTGCATATATTGGACACTGGTAATATTGAAGGGCTATGCATGCCTGAGTTTATCGAATTAGTTAGATATCTACAAGGATTGGACAAGTAATGGATTGGGAAAAAGCATATCATATTTTAGAAGAATATATATCGTGGGATCCTGATACAAAAAAAGAAGATATAGAGTTCTTAAAAGAGCGTATCAATATGTGCGACCCTTTATACAGAATACTTAAAGGAGCAACAGATGAAACAATAAAGAAAGCTCAAGAACGATTAACTAAAGAAACGGGGTTTGGAGTACCGAATGACAAAGCCAAAAAGTGCGAAAGCAAAAGGAAGAAGACTGCAAAACTTAGTGAGAGATACATTGAGGGAAGCCTTTCCCAAACTGCATGAAGATGATATCAAATCACAAACAATGGGCATGCCAGGAGAAGATATAGTTCTTTCACCTGCGGCCCGTAAAGTAATACCTTATAGTTTTGAATGCAAAAATAAAGAGAGACTTGATCTCTGGAAATCATTAGAACAAGCATTGGAAAATTGTAATGGTAGAAAACCAGTCTTAATAATCAAACGTAATAGAAGTCGAGTATATGCAGTCATAGAGTATGATGCATTCTTAGACTTAATAGAAAAGGAGAACAAATGAGTTTTAATTCAATAGTAGACACATTACAATCGAATTGGAAATATATAGTTGCTATAATTGCTATAGTTACTGTAGGTTGGCTAGTACTATAATGGCCAATAAGCAATTCAAAAAGAGAATAGTCGCAGAATATCTTAACTTAACATCTAGTGTTTTAAATGCTGCTAGTATCATAAATGAAAATAACTATTATGATTTATCTAGGAACATTGAAAGAGAAGTACAAAGAATGATCGGGCGACTAAAATACAAATAAAATCTAAGGGGTGTACTGGCTTATCCACAGTATGCCCCTAGATTAAAAATTATCTAATGACCTTAATACATCTTTATTTGGTCTTCTTCTCCTAGGTCGTTTACTCTTCTTTGGTGGAAATGGATCAGGCATAGGTCCTTCTGCACTATATCCCATCTCTGCAGATAATTTTGGAAAATTTAGCGCTCTCCATTTAGTTATCCATCTAGGTTGATAAAGTCCAGTTTCAATTCTAAATACTTGCATCATATCTCCCCTTAATAAAGCTGGAATTGTATGCCATCCTGTTCTAGCACCTTGAACACTAAATATTCTGGCTACTTGATATCTCCAGTCTTTATCGGCAGGGTCATAGTTTAATTTTTTCTTTTTCCTCTTTCAGATTTCTAGCCTCATCAGGATTGATACCTTCATAAAGTTTTTCATACTTTGATCTTTCT